TCAAGACAAAGTAGAACAAGACGGATTTTTAATAAACAAAAAACTACTTACTAGAGACCATAATAGGACATGTCCTGTTTGTGTTAAATATTCTTTTCAGCCGCGAGATGATTTGTATATGAATAAGTTTGAAGCCTGTTTTAACTGCTATATACAATACGTTGAAGGACGGGAAGAAAGATGGACAACTGGTTGGAGACCGAAAAAGGAAAAATAACATGGCATCAGTATACGAAATAATTCAAGGAATCAATCAGGCCGCAGCCAATGCATATGACGGCGCCCATGAGGAGAGTTTGCAAGCCGATGGTAAAGCTCGGAAAGCGGGCCTTTCCAGAGAAGATGGACACTATATCAACGATCGTCGAGTGATGGACGGATTTAAAGTTTCTTTTCATGGCCCCCTCCTTAGAGTAAAATATCAAGCCGAGGTGCGCATCAAAGATGTAAAAAATGCGGGGTTTGAAGACGACATTATAAGTCACCTTAAGGAAATTGTTAAGTTTCTAAAGAAAGAATATAAAGCCATTACGGGCAATACTTTGACACTTACGATAGAGGGCGACCATAAAATCCTCGTACAGAGGATGTCTAACTATCGCACTGATGTTCAGGCACAATGCGATTATCGCATTGGTGGCCTAACTGAGGTTATTGATGTTGAAGAAGGATCCTCTGACGAACGTCTTGATAAAGCAGTCAGAGATTGGCTAGCTCTGGGACCGAAGAAGCGCCCGAAGAACGATACTCGAAAAGGTAAATAAGAAATGTTATGGGGAACGCTCTCACAAAGCAAGAGATATTAAGAGAAGTGGTTAAGGCCGGGAAAGACCCGGTTTACTTTACAGTTAATTATTGCCGAATTTCTCATCCCCAAAAGGGCCTTATTCCCTTTAAGGCCTATGATTATCAGCAAGCTTTATTAAGTGATTTTAACGACTATCGTTTTAATATTATTCTCAAGGCCCGTCAGCTAGGGATATCTACAATAACGGCCGCCTATGTTGCGTGGCTGATGTTATTTCACCGCGACAAAAATATTCTTGTTGTTGCTACCAAATTGCAAACAGCAACCAACTTGGTCAAAAAAGTAAAGGCAATAATAAAAAACCTTCCAGCCTGGATGAGAATTTCAGATATTGAAGTTGACAATAGGACATCCTTTGAGCTAAAGAACGGATCTCAGATCAAGGGCTCTTCTACTTCTGGAGACGCCGGCCGCTCCGAAGCATTATCCCTGCTCGTTATTGATGAGGCCGCTCACGTCGAAAAACTAGATGAGTTGTGGACTGCTCTATATCCAACCCTTTCAACTGGAGGCCGCTGTATCGCCCTTTCTACCCCCAATGGGGTCGGTAATTGGTTCCATCAAAATTGCGTTGAGTCTGAAGCCGGCACAAACGATTTCCATATGACCACCCTTCTGTGGGACGTCCATCCGGACAGAGATAAGAAATGGTTTGAAAAAGAAACCAAAAATATGTCCAAACGACAGATTGCTCAAGAGCTAGAGTGTAATTTTAATGTGTCAGGTGAGACAGTCATACATCCCGATGACATACAGTGGTATTTGGAACGGGTCCGAACTCCGGAATATCGAACAGGTTTTGATAGAAATTATTGGATTTGGAAAAAGTATGACCCAGAGAAACCATATTTAATTGTTGCAGATGTAGCGCGCGGCGATGGTAAAGATAATAGTGCGTTTCATATATTTGAACTAGAAACAATGGAAATAGTGGGGGAGTATGTAGGAAAGCCCACCCCGGACGACTTTGCTGATATACTGTATGGTGTCGCCGCAGAATATGGAAACCCTATGATTGTAATAGAAAATAACAATATTGGCTATGCAGTGCTTAAAAAGTTGCTCGATAAAGGGTATCCTAACTTATATCATTCTAGGAAAGGTGATCATCAATATATTGACCCAGTGGCGGCTCAATGGCAGTCAAATGTTATCCCCGGATTTACCACATCTTCTAAAACGCGTCCTTTGATCGTGGCTAAGATGGAAGAGTTTATGAGAAACAAACTAATTACAATTAACTCTAATCGCTTACTGTCCGAGATGAAAACATTTATTTGGCACAATGGGCGCCCACAGGCGATGAGAAGTTATAATGATGATTTGGTAATGTCATTTGCAATTGGATGTTGGGTAAGGGATACTGTGATCATAGAGAGTCAAAAAAATGTTGAATATGATAAACAAATGTTGTCGTCTATTTCAACGTCCAAGACAAACTTGTCGACCACGATCCCAGGAATGCATGGACACAAAATGACAAAAGAGAATCAAAGGACCGCCGAAGCCCAAAGTTTTAATGAACAGTATATTGCTTTGATAAAAGGATAGAAAATGGCAAACGATAAAAACCCGAGAAACCCAGCAGCTCCCTTATTTAAGAGACTAACGCGGCTGTTGTCCGGCCCCATTGTTAATTACAGAACTCAGGTGGCCCGACAAGACCGCCGTAACAACCTGGATAAATATAAATATCGTTTCCGCTCTATGAGTGGACAAGAATTCAAGCGTTCCGATAATAATCTATCACAGAATTATAATTTATTTACTTCCGCAGCATTTCGTAACCAAAATCGTGCAGAGAGATATATTGATTTTGAACAGATGGAATATATGCCAGAGATTGCTTCGGCACTAGACATTTATGCCGATGAGATGACAACCTCAAACGAATATGACAGATTACTCAATATTGATTGTTTAAACCATGAAATAAAAACTATTTTAGACTCTCTTTTTTATGATGCTCTTAATATTGAATTTAATTGTTTTGGTTGGGCGCGCTCAATGTGTAAATATGGTGATTTCTTTTTATACTTAGATATCGACGATACACTTGGCATTACTTCCGTTATTGGTATGCCAAACGCTGAAGTTGAAAGGCTTGAGGGGCAAGATCCCACTAATCCAAACTACGTTCAGTATCAGTGGAACGGCGCAGGAATGACTTTCGAAAATTGGCAGGTAGCACATTTCCGTATTTTAGGAAATGATCGCTATTCTCCATATGGCACATCAGTTCTAGATCCAGCCCGTCGCATTTGGCGCCAGCTTGTGCTTCTAGAAGATGCTATGATCGCTTATCGTGTGGTTCGAGCACCAGAGCGACGCATCTTTCAAATTGATGTCGGCAACATCCCTCCCCAAGATGTCCCACAATATATGGAGAAAGTCAAGACGGAGATGAAACGCAATCAATTGGTGGACGCCACCACCGGACGTGTTGATCTTCGCTACAATCCTCTCTCTCTGGAAGAAGATTATTTTATTCCCATGCGAGGAGGGGTGGGATCTGATATTAAATCACTTCAGGGAGCCTCCAGTCTTAATGATATTGATGATGTTAAATATCTGCGTGATAAGTTGTTTGCAGCAATCAAAGTGCCTCAGTCATATCTTACCAACCTTGAAGGGGGAGACGAAGATAAAACCACATTGGCCCAGAAAGATATTCGATTTGCGAGGACGATTCATAGACTCCAGCGATCTTTAATTTCAGAACTTGAAAAGATGGCGATTGTTCACCTCTATACGTTGGGATACAGAGGGCCGGATTTATTATCATTTAAGATTAGTTTGAATAATCCATCGAGGCTAGCCGAATTACAACAGCTTGAATATATGAGAACTAAATTTGAAACTGCGACCGCTGTTCCGGAGGGAACTTATAGTAAAAGATGGGTGGCTTCTAATATTCTTGGTTTGTCTGACGATGAATTCCTGCGCAATCAGCGCGAGACGTTTTATGATCGTAAATATCAACAGGCTTTGGAAGGAATGGCTGAAGACGCTGCAGCTGAAGAAGCTTTTGGTGGGGAATCAGGCCTGGGAGATCTGGGTGGCGACCTCGGCGGAGAAGAGGGTCTGGGGGGAGAACTTGGCGATCTAGATCTTGGCGCTGAAGGCGGAGAGGCTCCCGAAGAGGGAGAGGAAAGCACGCTCTTGGCTACCCCCGGGCGGCGAGAGGACAATCCCACCAAACACGAGGGCGCCCCTCATATACCAGTATCCTCAGACTCCCGCCGCCGCGGCGCATCGGGCCCCCGGTCTAGGAAGCTTCGCAGACAAGCGATGGGGGTAGAGACGAACACCTACAGAAAAAATGCCGGCTCCGGGATAGGAAACCCCAGAGGAGACATGCCAGACGTGAGATTTGGTCTGGAAGAGCAGGAAGAGCCTACTTATAATAAGAATGAAAGAGTGTTATATGAAAACACTACCAAAGTTCGTAGATTAGTAGAACAAATGGAGAAGAGGGAGATGGATAAAGATGAAGCATAACAAAAAGAGAAATACCGCTTTTATTTATGAAACTCTCTCTCGGGAGTTAACAAAAGCAATAGTCGATAAAAAACCAGAAAGGAAAAAAGAAATAGTTTCCATTATTAAAGAATTTTTTAATAAAGGGACCGTTTTAGCAAAAGAGCTTGAACTTTATGGTGTGCTTCTTGATACTCGGAACATTAAGACTGCCTTAGCAGAAAGGACGTTACAAGAGACAAAACGAGCCCACGCTAATTTAGACTCAAAAGGTATATTTGACACACAGTCACAAATCATTGCAGCGATTAATAAAAGTTTGGGATCCGAGGTGTGGTCCAATTTTGTTCCAAATTTTAAATCTCTTGCGTCAGTTGACGCCATCTTTAATTCCAAGACCGCGGTGAAGAAACGAGTGCTATTTGAGCAATCGATTGTGGATATTATGAGTGCCCAAGAGGCTAAGAAGAAATCTGATACGCTGGAACCACTAGACAACCTTACTTACCATTCTTTTATCCAAAAGTTTAATAATAGGTATGGATCACTTTTACAAGAACAAAAAGATTTGTTGAATCAGTTTATCACAAGTTTCGCTGACGACGGCTTTGAATTACGTGTATATCTCAATGAAGAGTTGGCAAGATTGAAGAAGTGCGTGGCGGCGAGTACAAACGAAACTCAAGAAGTTTTAATTACTCAAAAACTCAAAGGACTCTCCGGATATCTTGAAGAGCTTAGAAAAAGGGACTTTACAGATACAGATCTTAATAAAATTTTAAAAACACAAGAAGTGGTACGGGAGTTAGCTTCAAATGATCAAGATTAAGATTGGCGGCCCGCAAGCAACAGTTGAACTCCAAGCCCGAAAGGCTTTGGACGGCTCGCTGCTTATTATGGACCACAAAAAAATTGATATCGCCGTAATGCCCTCCGAGATGAAAGTGCTCACAATTCCAAAAACGACGTCGTCAGAAGATGTATATGAATTCCAGAATAGATTATTAGAATTACTGGCCGATAGGGGAATTGTTGACAGAGCCAGTATTCAAGGAGGACATGTCTTTCGCTCTTTGGAAGGTCTTGTTTTTGAAAATCAAGAAACAAACTCTCTCCAAGCGGCGGTTTATGTCATAGCTGAATTTATTGAGAATGAGGCCGAACATGAACGCGTCGCCGACAATTATGAGAAAGAATTGGAAGATATGTTCACACACCCGACAGATCGAGACTCCACAGAATTTGGTGAAGTCCCGCAGTATGGTGAGAAGGGCTCAATGCGTCCTGGCTACTACTACTACCCGCTCAGAAATAGGTATTAAACCATGAGTGAGATGAAACTCATAATGGAGAGTTGGCGCGCCTTTCGTTTAGAGGAAGAAGAGGGTCCAAAGTTTAAAGAAGATCCTCAGGATACGATATCACTACTTAAAGCCTTATCCACGGAGCGGGATGAAAAAAAAGTTCAGAAGGTTTTACAACAGCTATTGGCAGATAAAGATGTTGCTGAAGTTTTAGAAGCTTTGGGTGAGATGTTTCAAGAGGTTACGGACAATGAAGAAGCAGAAGTTGATCTGGACGAGGACCTCGATGATTTGGGTCGTTCCGTTGCTGGTTTTGGTTTGGATATTGCTGCCAAAACTGAGGAATTTTTAAAAAAGACTCCTGCGGGGAATCTTTTGAGAAAAACGGCGCCGGCTCTTTTGGGCCTCTCTATGGCAGCTATGATGTTGAGCGGAGGACAGATCACTCCCACCGGCCTGAAAACAGTATCAAAACTAATCACTGGGTCGGTGACTCCGGAGACTTTGGCCATGGCCGTAGCAGATGTGGGCGCCGAAGCGTTTGAAGCACTTCAAGAAAGAAAGAAGAATTAATGGAATTACTGCACTTTATACTTGCCGCTTACGGCATGACATTTATTATTATTCACGGTCACATCTTCAATAAGATCCGGCCGCCCTGCAAATCAATGTGGGGATTTGGTCGCCTATTCCATTGCCACTTATGTATGGGATTTTGGGTTGGCGTGTTTCTATGGGGCATAAGTCCATATACAGAACTATTTAGTTTTAGCAATCAGCCGATGACAGCGTTCATGTGCGGCTGCATTAGTGCTGGAACCTCATACTTTTTGAGTATGTTGGTCGAAGATTACGGGATCAGGGTGATCCACAAAGGAGGTGAGTAATCATGAAAAAATGGATGATCCAACCAGTTCGACGTTGCTGCTCAGGCAGTTGACTACTTTAAAGGAATAATATTATGGCACGCAGAAAAAATGTAAAAAGAATAGATCCAAGATACTTCTTGAACGAGACAGTCAATCGTAATGATGACGGTTCTGCTCTTGAAGAGAAGAGGATAGGGTCTATGCTTGATCCCAAGACTTATGAGCACCCCGATCCGGAGGATCCCAACTGGCCCTGGAAACCGGGCGACTCTGTAGAGGGTAATAGACCACACCCATATGAAGCCGAACCGGTTTTAGGCAGCCTCAAGAAGCGTCCGGGAGAGTCCCGAGAAGAATACGAACGCCGCATAAGGAAAGGTAAGCACCGTGCCCAGTACCGCCTACCGGATGAAGGCGAATTAGATCCCTACGAGCTTGAAGAAGAGCTTGAGGAGGTCAATTGGCCTTGGAAGAAGAAGTCCAAGCCGGCGACTGCTCCGGCACCCGCACCACCGCGGGAGAAAAGCCCCGCCGAAGAAGAAGAAGAGGCGCGCTTCAAGAAGGCTTGGGCCAAAACAGTGTCCGGCGGCCCCGATGTCTCCCTTTCGGAAGAAGGTTGCCCTCATGCCGAGGAAGGCGACGCGCTTGATATTAGTTCGCCCGGAATAGAAGTGCATGTAGACGACATTAGCAATTTGCCCCCAGAAGAGGCCTTCGCGGCTGGACTTGCTGCGGCAAAGGACGCCATTGATCACATGTTGAGCGTCCCCGAGCAAGTGCCCCCCGAAGGGGAAGGACCCCTGCAAGAACGGTCTCGCCTCAATGAGGCCGAGGGAGAAACACCCGAAGATGTTGCGCAACGAATTTCGAATATGCCGGCCATGTTTAGGCACAGCATCATCAACGATATACGCTACATGGCAGAAGGCAGCAAAGAAATGATCGGGTACTATCCGCATGTAGAAAATCATGTAGAGTTTGCGCAGGAAGTACTAGAGTTGATGGGCGAGGCTTAACAGAGATAATCAATGGCACAATTACTACGAGAATATTATGAGCTTTGCGAAGGCGGCGTCTGTCAGGATCTTCTGACAGAAGCGGAGAAGAGCTTTGTGCGCAACGGCGGTATGATGCTGACAGGTAAATTACAAGAAGCAGATGTCCAGAATGGCAATGGCCGCGTATACCCTCACGCCATCATGGAGCGGGAAGTTGGCAAATATAAAGCCCTAGTGGAAGATCGTCGCGCTCTAGGAGAACTGGACCATCCCGACTCTTCTGTTATCAATTTAGTTAATGTGTCACACATGGTAACTGAGGTCTGGATGGACGGGCCATCAGTCATGGGCAAGATCAAAGTATTGGAAACCCCCTCGGGGCAGATCCTTAAAGCTCTTGTAGAGTCCGGCGTAAAGACTGGCATTTCTTCGAGAGGAATGGGGTCTGTTACCGAACGAATGGGCAAGACTATCGTAGAAGATGACTTTCAGCTCATTTGTTTTGATATTGTTTCGGAACCCTCTACTCCTAACGCGTTTATGTCTCTAAGTGAAAACAAGTTGATGAATGAACAGGCTCAAAAAAACAATAAGATTATCAGCTTAATGAATGAAATTATTGGTGAGTAATGAAAAAGTCAGAGTTTAAAAAAATAATAAAACCGATAGTAAGTGAATGCATTAAAGAATCCTTGATGGAAGACGGTTTAATTTCTGGAATTATTGCCGAGGTTGTGAGAGGGATGGCCACTCCTACACCGGCGCCGGCGTCTAAGATGATAGAAACCTCACCAGACCCGGTTTCTGTGAGAATGAAGAGAAATGCATTTGATAAGAAACAAACTAAGCAGCTTCAAGAGCACAGAAATAAGCTCATGTCGGCTGTAGGAGAAGGTGCTTATAATGGAGTTAACTTATTTGAAGGAATAACTCCAGTAGCAGCCGAAAAGTCCCCATCTCAAAATGCCGGCCCTATGTCGGGACACGCGCCGACCGACCCGGGCGTTGATATTTCCAATTTATTTGGTGCTGTGTCTCAACACTGGGGCGCCCATATGTCGGATGTCAAAGCTAATGAGGAAAAATAGAAAATGGCTGTAAATGTCACTGTGCGTCCTCGCCGGTCCGAAAATAGCGAGCGGCTGATAAGAAGGTTTATTAAAAAATGCAAGAAAGAAAAAATACTTGAAACCTACCGTGCGCGGACAGATCATTATATTAAGCCGTCAGTCAAGAAAAAATTAAAGAGCAAAAAGGCCCGCCGCGAAAAACAAAAATCGGATAAAAAGCGGCAGTCTAAAATGTTTAGATGATAAACATACTCAACTCTCCTAGTTAGGGACGGAGGAGTCTTAGATGACCAACCCTAAAAATAAATGGTCTCAGCCAGCTGCCCCGCCGCCCCCCATGTTCTTTGGAAAAAAAGAACGTGACTTGGTAAAACAAGTAAATGATGAGTTGGCGGAAAGGGTGGTGGGCCAGACTATTGCGTATTACCCAATCAGCCTCGAAGATTCAAATTTTAATGAGACGTATGGGGAAGCTGTAGATAAAGTCACACTACCTCCTATTCGTGTATATGCCTATGCTGTTGTTGAAAATGAACAATCTAATGACCGCTATGGATATGAATACCAAACTAAACTAACAGTTAACTTTCACCGCCGTCGCCTTACAGAAGATCAGGACCTGTTCGTGCGTGTTGGAGATTTTGTACAATATGGTGATATTTTTTATGAAATTGTAAAAACCTACAATGATACAAGATATTATTTTGGCCAGGTTGAGCATAAGTTCCAGATCAGCGCTGAGTGCGTCCGCGCGCGACAGGGAACCTTTCGTGTGATGAAGAGTGTTAGTAGACCATCGTAGGAACTTAAAGAATGTTAGTTAATTTTCTGGGTGTTGGGCACAGACCCACACCCTTTTTAGTTTGCGAATACTATTTAAGTAAGCAGGAGTATATTTAAATGCCAATAGTAACTCAAGGTTGGGCCTTTGTGAGTGGGTCAGAGCCCGCGTACGGGCCATCGGGTTCTATACAGTACAATAAGAGCGGGGATCTCACAGGGTCCGCTGGTTTGGTGTGGGACGAGACCCAGGTTCTCCTAACGGGCTCGCTATCCGCCAGCAATAGGATAACGGCACTCGAGTTCTATGGCGATGGCGCTAACCTAACAGGACTTACCGCTAGCGCCGTCAATGTCGCAGACGGCCCAGAATATGCCATTCAGTTTAGAAGAGATTCCCCGGTCTCGGGCGAGATCTCAGGCTCTGCTGATTTAATATGGGTTCCTGCCAGCAATACACTGTCTGGCACATATGCTCAATTTACAGCCGTAACCGGCAGTGTCCTCACCGCTTCGGGGAATGCCTATGTCGGCAATAATTTGTTCGTTTCTAATAATACATCCCAGCTTTGGGGGGGCGTCAACCTCAACAGTACAGGTATTACTGCTACCGGTCCGATTGCTGGCGCCACAACGGTGTCCGGCACACATGCTCAGTTTACAGCCGTAACTGCTAGCTCCATCGTGGGTGGTTCGCCCATTACAATCTCTGCTTCGGCAATTACAGTTTCGGGAGATATTACCACAGACTATGCCCTGTCATCATCACAGAACATCTCTGCTGCTGCCTTTATCTTTGGACCCGGCGGCCGCCAGCAGATTTCAGACACTAGCACCGACATGTCTATTCTCGCCGCAAGTACAGGCATGTTTATATCCGCCGATGGTGGCAACCTAACACTACAGGGACAGGTTGCAATTGACACCGCCGGCGTCTTATCCTCATCAGTGAACATCTCTGCCTCGGCTTTCTATGGCGACGGCGCCGCTTTAACTGGAATTGCGGGGTTCCCATTTGCGGGCGATGCGGTCATTACGGGCTCTCTTTATATTTCATCTTCCAACGATGATACACAGTCATTACTTCAGGTTGATCGAAAGGTTGGCGAAAACCCAGCCCTGTTTGTTAGCAGCTCTGGCCAAGTTGGCATTGGCATACTTAATCCATCGGGGACCTTGCATGTTAATGTTTCCGATCTGGATGCAGTAGCAGATGCCAATTACAGTGATATTCTTGTAACGAAAAACAGTGCCGCAGGTATATCAGTTCTAGGTTCCGATGGCACTTCGGCCGCAGTTCTTTTGGGCTCTCCCACAGATACCAGTGCAGCCCAGTGGACTTATGTGCCGGGTGCAAATTATAGCGCATTTGGTCACACTCGCGCGTCGGGATATGTCAAGTTAACAAGTGGTGATGGTGCTGAAGCGTTGCGTCTTGATGCAAATCAGCATGTAACTGCCTCTGGAGACATTACTGCTAGCGGAAATATTTCGGGATCTTCTTTTCATGGTGGTACTTTTTATGGAAGTGCAGCCGGCTTGACCAACACTACCATTCCTTCTAATGCAACCGATAATCAGATATTAATCGCCTCTAGTGGTTTTATCAATGCGAACCCTGCGAACGCAAGCCTCACAAGCGACCAATTTGATATAGGCGGCAGCGGCTTTGCTACTGCTATGACTGGCGCACTGCATGTGACCGGCGCAGGGATGGTAGGCAATGACAGTTTATTCACAGTTAGCGGCCGCGACGCGGGACAGATATTTGAAGTAACTGGCTCCGGCGGCGCGACGGTGACAGGGTTTTTGTCAGCATCCCTTAACATTTCAGCATCTGCTTTCTATGGCGATGGTGCTGGCATCACCGGCATAAGCCTAATCAATCTTGACGCCGCCGGGTCCGACACAAACATTCAGTTTAATCAGAATAATGAGTTTGGTGCCAACGCTGGCCTAGTTTATGATGGTTCCGGCTCTCTTACTGTTTCTGGCTCATACGGCGTGAGTGAGTACATTGACCCCGGCCTCGAACTGGAAGTAACCAAGTCGCTTGGTGGTAAACTCACACTTGGCGCCTGGGGTAACCCATATTTACAGACCCTGCAATACTATGCCACATCTTCCGCCGGCGAGCCGGCCGAAGATGAGATCACAATTGGGCCATTTAACAGGCTTCAGATCTACCAAGACGGCCAAATTTCACTCAGTTCGTCAGCGAACGCGGATCCCGATTTCGAGATGCCCGCCGGAATCGAACTTATTTGCAACCCTGGCAACGGCGTGGTCAGTATTGATACCAACAGAGTTTCGTTTGTACATAACACCGCCTCACTTTCCTCGGAGGAGCAAGAATATCTCTGGTCTATTAATAGCGACCACGCGGGCGACGAAGATGACTCCGCGTGGATAAAGCTGGATGTGGATGGTAAAGAATTCGCAGTCGGCGCCGCAGACAGCATTAAACTTGTTGCACTCGGGGGCCTTCAGGTCGATAACGCTGCGTCAACCTTTAACAGCGCTGCTACCTTTAATAGTAGCTTGGTGGCTAATGGCAACGTAACTCTCGGAGATGCTTCCGGAGATGGTGTCACATGGAACGCTGGCTCGTGGGATATGAGCGCAAACTCTGTTATCACGACACTTAAGGATGGCGTCGATGGTCTCAACGGCGGCAACGGCGCCCTAATGTTCTTCACTGGCTCTGGTGGCGATTTCATGAAGTTCCACACAAGTGGAAGTGCAAAGGGCATTGTGTTCCCGCAGGAGACTTATTTGAGCAGAGCTGGTGCTCTGTCTGGCACAGTCGCCGGCCCCGGTAGTTTCTTAGCTATTGATTCCGACAATAAGGTAGTTCTTGCAACACCTGCTGGAGGCGGCGGCAGCATCTTTACAGAGATTAATGGAACTCAGGCTGCCACCACAAGCAGTGTGTCTATCGGCTCCTCGGGCACACCAGCAGCAACACTGCATGTTTCTTCGTCCGGGGATGCAGCGCTGTTCCGCGTTGATGGACTAACTGAAACTGCTCCCCCGTTATTTGTTACTGGCTCAGGTAGGGTCGGCATTGGTACTCAGGCGCCAGGCGCCACCCTAGACGTTCTCGGCGATACTCTGTCCGATCAACTACGACTAGGACACGGCGGCGCCTTTTGGTACAAAATGGGCCGCGGCGGCGATGGGTTCCTCGATTTTCAAGGAACCCAGACTAACCATACGGGATATACCTTTAAAAACTCCTCCGGGACAGGTGTTGTCCGCATCGAGGCCGAAAATAGCAGGCTAGCCGTTACGGGAAGCGTCTTACCCGGAGCAGATAATACACACGATCTTGGTTCAGCCGACAAGCGCTGGGCAAACGTTTATACTGGCGACCTGCACCTAGCCAATGACCGCGGCGATTGGACTGTTGTTGAGGAAGAAGACTATTTAACTATAAAAAACAACAAAACCGGTAAGCGCTTCAAGTTGTTAATGGAGGAAATAGAATAATGCCTATTAATGCTACCGGATCGGCCAACAGCTTTACCGGCTATGGCAGCTTTATATCCAATGAAGGCGGCAAGGATCACGATTTCCGTGTTGAATCTAGCGGTGAGTCAAACATGCTTTTTGTCGACGGCGGCACAAATAGAGTCGGCATTGGTACCGGCGCGCCGGCGGGGAAGTTACATGTTTCGGGGTCCGTGTCCGACGCCAGTATTCTTGTAGCATCAGATGCGGCAGCTATAGAGTTATATCCCGCCAGCGGCCCGGCGCTCAGGTTCGGCACACCAGGGACTACATACTCCCACCAGATCTATGGGACCTACTCGAGCAAACACCAAATTCAACTCGTCTCAAGCCTCGATTTCCAGATTTCTGGCGCCTGGGGGGGAGTCGGCTATTACTTTGATCAAGTCGTACCAGGACAGTCCGAGGGCAATGTCGGCATTGGCACTCAGGCGCCAGGCGCAAGCTTGCACGTTTCCTCTTCGGGTGACGCAGCGCTTCTGCAGGTCGACGGCGCGACGAACGGAACGGTTCTCTTTGTAACCGGTTCTGGCCGTGTAGGGATTGGCACGTCGACTCCGGGGTCTCTGTTCGAGATCTCCGCCGCTGACAATGAGATGAACGAGGGATTCGTTCTGTTCAATAGAGGTGGCGCCAACGGAGATAGCACAGGCATTTATCTTAAACACTATGACGGGCGCGCCGAGTCGTTTATCACCGATGCGCTCGACGCCACCTGGGGCACGAAACTCCAATTTGGAACATCTTTGACGACCAACGAATCAGGTATACGCATGACTCTTGATAAGAGTGGCTCCCTAGGTATCGGCACCCAGTCGCCCACAGCCCTCCTGCATGTCTCCTCATCCAATGACGTAATTACCGGGTCTCTCTTACAAATTGATTCTAAGGATCTCGGAACGGTTCTCTTTGTAACCGGTTCCGGCCAAGTCGGCATCGGGACGAACACGCCAGGTTCTAGTTTTGCTCTTGATATTCCAGTATCTGCTTCTACCGTAAGAATGGGACGCCTTGAATTAGGTGCGTGGCCCAACTCGACGGACTACGGGTTTATAGGGCATAGTTCTCAAGAACATCATGGCTCCGGCAAACACTTGACATATAACATCTTAATTGGCCCAAATGGGGATCTAAGTTTAAGCTCCGTTGCGGGACAAGATATGTATTTCAGAATTGGTGCCGTAGTAAAGGCTACTCTTGATAGCAACGGACAATTTGGCATTGGAACAACTAGCGCCCAGTCCCTCCTCCATGTTTCTTCTTCTGGCGACGGAGCACTATTCAGAGTTGATGGGCGAACCAGCGGCTCAGCCATATTTGTAACGGGC